TAACTCTTGTATGCCCACTGGCTGCTGTTCAGCAGACGAGAAGACTATCCCGCCTTCTGCCATCTTGGGCAGTTTACTTAGTGGGATGACTACTTCAGGCTCTTTCTCTCCTAGTAGCGCGACAGTCGGGCCGTGGACTATGCCACCTTCTGCACCTTCCCAGTCCCAGTTAAGATTCCGAGGACTGACTCCTGCGTATTGAGCCATTTTTATCGCTTCTTTATCCTGCCCTGCGCCCGTGAGTTGGCCTGCAAAAGTACCAGCACCCAGTTCCTCTCCTATAGACCGACGTATATTACTCGGCAAATCCCAAGTTGTAGGATTTGCTTTTCGGAAGTCTGAGCCAACCCCAGCAGTACCTTGCGGCGGCATCTGTGATGAGTCAGGTATTAATGCTCCCTCCTCATCAGCCGCGCTGAATAATGACAACGGCAATGGTGTTACATCTGGCTTTCTATGTGCGCCACTTACTGTATAAACAGGAAGTTCTGCTCGCTGTTGTTCAGTTAAAGCCCTTGCTTCTCTCGCTTCTCTTGCTGTAGTTGCGCGTGCTTCTTTCTCTGTTGCTCTGGCAGTTTTCTCTTGTGCTACTCTCTCCTTTTCTTGCTCCACATGCGCGCGGATGCCACTGCCAGTGAATGTGTTTGCGTCTGCTTCAAGTTCAGAGGTACGCATGAACCCCGTCTGCACTGGTTTACCTGCATCGTCCAACCGATACCCCATAACCATTGGGTCGCTTTCATCCAATAACCTTGCCTCTTCCTGCACCTGAAACTCTTCTGGGGTTGGCCCCATCGGTTTATCGACGCCAGGCTGGAAGGTTCGCCAGAAATGGTCAGGGTCTGTCAAGTCCCCTCGGTTCCAGTCACGCATGAATGCTTGCATCGCTAGAGGGTCATGGGCGGCGTATGAACCTGGGTTTGAACCCATTCCCCTAATAGCCTCTATTACTTCTGAGCGGCTTATCACATCGGAAGCATGGCCTGTAGACATTTGAGTGAGTTGCGACATCCACCACTGCTTCTGCCCTACCGTATCTATGCTTTGCCATTCCCCGGTATCCATCATGCTCTCTATAATCTCTAGCAGCTTCACGTCACGGTCAATCGTGCCGACATCTTCTCCTGCATAGCTCGGTCTTTGCGTTGGGTCTGCCACCCTACCCGCAATACTGGAGACACCCGCCGCACTGGAGGCACCCGCAATATCAAGCGAACCCGCCGCACTGGAGCCACTCGCTGCACTGGAACTTATTGGCAGCTTCTCCATACCCATTGCTTCCCCGATTACGCTGTCGGCAATGGCGTTAAAGCTAGTTGCAATCGAATCTTGTATCGCAGTCATTTGCGCCTGAGAGTCTTCTTGCACCGCAGTTATCGTATCGCTAAGTCCCTGCCAACGCTGGTCATCTTGCGCGATACGCTCTTCTTCTAACGCGTTACGGGCTTCGCTCTCCTGCACTAAGAACTCTTGCATCTCGCTCATCTCAGAGCCTGTACCTGTAACGGAACGCTGGTATCGCTCCCACGCCTGGCGCTGCTCTGCAGGCACCGGGCCGACGCGCCCTAGTTCTCCTGCGTTCGGCGGCACTGCACCTTGCTCGTAACCGCGCGCAATGGCAGACAATAGCATCTGGTCTGCGGGTGTGCGCGCATAATCCAGCATGGCTTGCAGGTGTTCCTGCGGGGACGGACGGTTACGGAAGTCATCCCACTGGAGCGCCGCATCCCAATCGCCTTCGATAATCTTCTGTTCAATCATACGCTCTAGCACGTTGTTGACAGGACTAAGCCCGCCATTGATGTCGCGCATCCACATCATCCCACCCTGCATCTCCAGGGTAGCGGGCCTCTCAGACATGCCAAGCGGAGACCATTCGTTATCCGTGTACTGGTACATGCCTTGCTCGGTGCTTACTACCTGCGCCGCTGGGTCAGGCTGCGCCATTACGGTGGGTTCGGGTGCATCTACATATCTAGTAGATAGATTGCCCGCAGCGTCATACTCCTGAATCGCATACTGGATGATGTTGCCGTACGCATCTTTGATAGGTTGAGCTTGCTCGCTCACACCGCCGAATGGCATGCCTCTATTTATGTTCGCTTGTATACGGTCAAGGTCAAGCTTAGTCTGGGTCATCGCAAGTTGGTCATCTGACATCTTGCGAGCATGTGCAACTTCAGCGGCACTCATACTGCTAGTAGTGCGCACCACCCACTTCTGGAACGTCTTCGATGACGGGTCGGTGTCTACGGCAAGTACGTAACCTGGGTCAAATACAGGCGGGCCGCCTTCCACGGGTATCTCGGCTACCTGCATCCTTATCGCTTCCCAAACAGCTTCCGAGTAAGTGTCAGACCCGACACCGGGTTCTTCTTCTTTTTCTTTTTTGGTTCGTTCGTACGCTGGCGACCAGTTGCCGTCTGCGTACTGGAATTTAATCTTATCGGTTCCAGGCAGAAGCTGTGAGCCAACGATTCTTTCATCTCGCTCTGGTTTAGGCGCTCCAGGCTGGATTGCTTTCACATACGGCTTGCTTTTCTCATCTAAGTCAACCCACCACTTCACGCCTTCTGTACCAGGGCCAAACATGCTGATACCGTATGCCTGCGCATCATTGTAATTATCGTGGGCTTGGCTAGCAGACATAGCTCCTGGGTATTGTCCAGGCTGTGGCCCTCCTGCTTCGCCAAAACCAACTGGGCCTTTGTAGCTACCCAGCCCCGTAAGTTGGACTGCAGGGAAGCCGCCCTTGGTTGTCGTCTTGGACGCAACCTTCCCCATGTTTTCTCTTATCCAAATCCGCAGGTCTATCTCTGGATTACCAGTCACATCATCCGACAGCCATGATTCGGGACTGTCGGGGTCGGGCATCCCAGACCAGCTAGCATTAGGAACAACAGCGTAATATCTGCCGTCTTCGTATATTACCTTTGGGTCAGCCATTCAAGCCTCCACGGTGCAGGGGAAGGTTCATGTCCCCGTTAGGCCCATTGCCGCCTCTGTACTGCGCCAGCGCGCCGCGCGTACCTTTCTCGCGTACTATGCGCTGGCGTTCTTCCTTGCTAGATGTCTGCAAGTAGTTGCGTCCGGCAGCAGCCCCGATGCTCTCTTGCATAAGAGGGGGCTGTTGGTTCTTCTTCCTTTTAGCCGTCTCGCTGTACCCGGCTACTTCTGCAGCTATATTTAAGACAATCTCGGTGAATTCACTTATCGCCATTATCCTGCAAACTCCTGACCAACTCGACTGGGCCTAGCTACATCTGGTGTGAGTGGCTGTCGCGGGTCACGCTGTGGCCCGCCTCCAGGCGCAGCAGGCGGCATGCCGCCACCGCCGCCAGCCATATCGCCACCCAGGATGGACTGCTCCAACACGTTGGGGCCGGTAGCACCCATCTGCATATCTTGTTCTTCTTTGGCGCGCTGCTTCTCCAGTAGCTCCAGCAGCCCGACTTCGCGTGCAACCTCTTGCGCGAGCACCTTCTGCACCATCGGGTCGCTGCGCACGAAGTCTTCCAGTAAGCGCTTGCGCTCACCAGTCGCATCTTCAAGGCGCGCATCGGCGCTCCAGTATGTCTCACGCGACTTCACGCCAGCCTGCACTTCACGCAGTCCCATCTCTCGCTGCTGCAACTGCAGTACCGGGTCTACCAAAGTAAAGCTCACGCGCACCGAGTAGTCGTGTTCAATCTCAGTCGAGCTTACCTCGTACCCGCGCACGTACATATCTAAGTCCAGTACATCTATCAACTGCAATATATGTTCAGCCGAGCGTCCGGCCAGGTGCTCTAGCTGTTTGGACGGCGCTACGAACTTACGCATCGCACTCGTTGAAAGTATTGCTTGTTGACCCACGGTTGAAACGCCCTGGTCTCGGATACCTGCCAGTGAGCGTGAGTACGTCCCAAGTTCCATGTCTTTGTCCAGCCACTGTTCGGACTCGAACATCCAGCTTGGAAGCTGCTGCATCTCCATGCGCCCGACTTCGCCACGGTTCGCAACCTCCACGATGTCGCTGCGCGATAGCTGGTCTTGCAGTTCATCGGCGCTGCCAGTAGTCACCATCGGGTTGAAGGTGGCTTCTATGAGCGCGTTATGTCTGCCTGCTACTGCCTGCGCCTGCGCCTTCAGGGATTCAAGCGCGTGGTCGAGCAAGCCGACAGCCATGTGAGTGGGGTCAATCTCAGAGATGCTAGTGGGTTCTTGTCCGTAGCCGGAGAAGGCGTGCGCGTACGGCACGAATCCCCAGGTGTTCTTTTCAACGAACAACAACTCCCCGGCATCGGTTGCGAGTGCGTGCCAGCAGTCACTCCACCACTCATCACACAGCACCATCTCAAAAGGGTTGTCTTTGATTTCCCATGTGTTGACCTCGACTGGGCGGCCTCTGCCTCTCTGCTCAGCCCTGGCCTGGGTCAACTCGGCCAAGTCCTGGCTCAGCCTATAGGTGTGTTTGATAGCCAGTCTGGGCTCTTTCTTCAGGGGGTCAAGCAAGACCCTGGCCGGGTGAACGGCTCTCGTCCTGAATGGCATCATCGTTTTCTTTCGATGCTCCCAGAGACGCATCCGGCCCTCGAAGTCCTCTTTAGGCTCGCTACGGCCCTTCTTGGGTTTGTCTCTCCGGGCCTGCATCGTAGTCGTGTCCAGCCCATCTTCGACCACAGCATAGCCATAAAGAAGGAGGTGCTTCCCCACCTGCTTCCAAGTGAGGTTGGGTTCCTGAAGCTGAGCCTCGTCCATGATGGCTTTCAGGGCAGGCTCTAGTTGGTCGGCGCGCCGCTTGTGCTCTTCACCGATACCTGCCGGGGCGCGGTGAACCAGTGGTTCAAAGGCAAGCTGATGGTCTACGGCGTGGTCTACTAGGGCGCGCGAACGCATGGGGATATACCAGTCCGGCCTGTCCATGCCATCGGGCCACAACTTGAATGTGCGATTGTAGTAGGTGTCTATCGTCTCCCACTTGGCGTGGGTGTTAGACCACAAATCGCCCAGGTACTTGCGGTGTTCTTGGATTAGTTCCGGGGTAGGCTTATCTTCAAGGGCCAAACTACCACCTCAACCGTACGCTACGTTTGAATACGCTTCGCCAGGTATCAGCGTCGTTGTTCTTTACGCGCCCAACTGCCTGCGCGAAGCGTCTAAGCTGCCACGCAATCCCGACAGCAAGCGGGTAGTCATCATGCGCGCCCGCCTGTCCTTCAATCCTACCATTTTTATTGGGATTTCGTATGACGGAGTAGAACTGCGAGAGCCCCTGCTCCGATGCGATGGTTATCAAGCGCGAGTTGACTGCTTCGATTAGCTCACCCCACAGTGTGTAGCGCGAGCGTTCATCAGTGTGCCACCCTGCTTTATCATCATCGCGGTAATATAGCCGTGGATACCGCATGCCTTGCGCGGAAACTATGGTAAGGACACCCCAATCGTTGTCTTCTATCCCCCAGATGGGGTTGTGATAGCGCGCGAGCAGCGCAACCGATGCGATTGCAAGCTGGTCAGGCGGCAGTAGGTTCGTTTGTATGTCTGCAACCACGTAACCAGTGTCTCTATCCATCACAACAGTCACTGCATCGTCGCCGCCGACGCCGTGAGAGGTGTCCGTACCGGCCATATACCGCTTTCCTGGGTGGAAATCCTGATATATGTTGGCTGTGACCGGGCCAGCGGGCATAACCTCTACTGGATTGCGCACATCTTCCCGCATCATGTTCAATGTGTCGGGGTTGAACGCCGCAATCGTGCGCGGCGGCGCTAATGCTTCCTCTTCTGACGCAGGATATTCCTTCTCGAACAGGCTGTCGTCCGTATATTCTAGTTTTCGGGCGGCATACCACTCATTATCGCGCCCAGGACGTACATTCCAGCCGTAGAACAGCCGTTTGAAGCCGTTAAATGGCGCATCCTTGTACACTTTCTTGAACAAAGAGTTCTGTACCATGCCATTAGAGGTGGAAACCAGTATCAACTGACCCCCACCGTCATCAATAGTAGGCTTAACAGCAGCATAGTTGGCGTCTAGGTGCTCGTGATAGTCCGCTTCGTCCATGACTACCATCGACGCAGTGCTGGAACGGCCCGCTTTCTCCGTGGAAGGGAGGGCCAGGAGGCTGGAGTGCATGGTAGGGAACTCTAATTCCTGCCTGGAGTCCACACCTATCGGCACTTTCAGTGATTCTGGTAGTTGTTCTAGGATGAAACGGCTCTTGGCGAGCAGTCTCTTGGCTTCTTCCTCTCCTTGAGAGAGTAGCAGCACCATCGCGCCCTCGGAATACAAAGCCCTCCAGAGGGAATACGCGGCCAGCAACCAGCTTGCGCCGGTCTGCCTGGACTTCAACCAGACCAATAGCTTGGTCTCTTCTAAAGTCCGGCACACCTCTACTAAGTGGGGCCACCTCTCGAACGGAATGATGCCCCTGCCAGGGGGCGGCTCAAGTATCTTGACGTAGTTCAGGAACTCATCGAAGTCCCGCTTGGATAGTTCGATGCTGGCGGCTTCGCCTGCCTCTAGGAGCATCTGACGTTGTTCGTCAGATATGGTGCTCATGTGCGTTTGACTATGCGGGACATGCGCGTGTCACATACCGGGCAGTACCCCTGCATGGTCACGGAGCCGTTGGCTAGCACAGACGACACTGGCTTCTTCATGGGAGTCTTGGCCTTGCATCGGAGGCAAAACGCTTCAACAGGTTCTGGACTATCAACCGCATCACCACCGCGGACGCGAGCAATCCCACGGGATAGAGCACGTAGGCCGGTAGCGGTAAGAAGCGCCCCAAGGATATCAAAGCCGCGTCCTCTATCAGGTGTATCGTCACGAACAGCAGCGTCACTACGTTTACCGTCTTCACTCGTCACCATCCAGTACCTTCCCTTCGCCCTCGATGATAAGGGCATCGTCTTCTTCTATCAGCTTCTTGCGCATAGCTACTAACTCGCGCAACTCCACCGTGTTGAAGTCTGCCAATGAGTGCTGCACCTGCACATCCGCCGTCACCTCTACCTGTGACACTGACTTCCCCCACCCTCTGCTCAGTAACATATCTGCTGCGGCTAATCTGTCACTTATCTTCGCCTCCAGTCCCCCATCTGCTATCTCGACCAGTAGGCGTATCAGGGTGTTCCCCTCTTTCGTAGCCTTCCGTACCTTCTCGGCCAGCGCGACCCCCAGCTTCGGTCTCCCGCCAGGGTTCCCTGACTGACCTGGCTGGAACTGCTGGATGTTCTTACTAGTCATTCTCTAACACCTTCATCCCCAGCGCCGTCATTCCTGCGATGGTCGATGTTGCCACTTCAACCATGTCGGCAAAGATGGCGTAGCCAGTGATGGCCCCCAATAACAGGATGGCAGTCAGAATCTGTATGCGTATCTTCCCTATCATTTCATCACCGTGTATACCATCAGTCCGACTAGCACGCTGAGTATCCCCAGAACCAGCTTCACCTGCGCGTCAAGCGCAGATACCCGCCTTTCCATGTGCACCCAGTCATTAGTCAGGAACGTGTAGAACCGTTCGCGGAATTCCTTCATTCAACAGTAGCCTTACATTGGGTCACTTTCTGGATGTTCGCTCTGCAGGACTTCTTTTCGCACGCACGCTTGTGGCATCGCTTGCATTGGTACGGCAGCAAGGCCGCCTGTCCACATATCGTGCAGTTTCCGGCGGGTGCTGGTAGCACTTTCGGCTCCTTTCTAGGCGGGTCTACCGCTTTATCCTCAAAGTAGCGCACGCGCATATACTAACTCGTCTCTAGCGTCAAGAGCAAACGGGGGTGTCGCTTTTGCGTCGCATGCGTCGCTAGCTTTCCCCAGTTTTCTGCGATTCTGTCGCTACGAGTAGCCCCCCCTATCAGTTCCCCTACCCGTCGCCTTTCCGGGATGGCGTGTCGCAACTGCGGCGCGCAGTGGCTGCGGACGAGCCAACCCGCGCAGTAGCGGCGCGCAGGCACTGCGAACGAATATAAATACTCGCGCTGAATGGTATTGACATTAGCCCGCAATGTGGTAAAATAACCATAGGGAGTCAAACAACCCAGCCACCCAGCCCGCGCACTACGGATGCGGCCCGCGTTAGCGGACAACGGGCGCAAGGGAAGCACAGTCGGCACATTGACAATAGAATACGCGAGACGGGTATCGCGCGGCGCGCAACCTGTATCACTAGTAACCAAAATACTATTAATACAGGTGATAACGTTGACTACTGATAATAATGGCAACACAAGCGCAAGCGCGACTAGCAGTACCGCAGGCATGCCAACCGCTGAAGATAAAGCGTACGCACTAGCAGCAGTCAAGCTGGTAAATGAATCATTTACACTTGGCGCGATGCCAGTAAACGTATGGCTCGCGCAGCATATGGCAAGCGGTATCCCGGTCGGATTCTTGGCGGATGCGATACGCGCAGCCAACCCTAATCTCAGCGGCGCGGATGATTCTCTTCTGAGTATCACCACTGCGCTACTGAGTGGCCAACCGCTAACGGAAGAACAACTGAAAGCCATGCGTTCGGACGTTAGCGCAGCAGCTAAAGAGGTTAAAGAGGAATCGGACGGATTCCTATCCGCTGCGCAGCGTGAGGCGTTCATTAAAGCCTGCGTCAAGGGCGGGAAGATATACGAATTCTGGCGCGAGATACGCGAGGAATTCGGAATCAAAGAGGATACAGCGGTACACCTGGGAAGTGCCAAAACGTGCCACGATATCACCAGCAAAATAGAACGTTCCACGGACTATTTCGGCGGGCTGATAGCGGGCACTGTGTTCTTCAATAGCAAGGCTGATAGCAAGCGTATAGACTGGAGTACCGCCGCAGAGCGCGACGCACTCTTGAACTATGCGGGAGTGCAAGCGGAAGGGAAAACCAACCGCATGCAAGCGCTCAAAGCAGCTATAGAGAACGCGATGCTGCGGGTAGGCGTTGAGGGGTTGAATAAACTCCGCAACGGTCAACCCGTGGACGGTATAACCCAATACGATGCTAGAGTGCTAGGAATCACGTATAAAGAGCCAGACGCTACGCAAGAATTCTTGTGGCACTGGCTCTGGAGTGGTAGCACTGCTGGACACGGAAACAT